AGATTCAAGTGTGACTGGAGTTCAGACGTGTGCTCTTCCGATCTATGATTTGGCTAGCATGGGCGTTCTATAATTTAGGAGCAATCGCAGCATGTGTGTTTATCAGCATCTACTTTAAGTCAGCTTGGTGGATGCTGCTAGCATTGCTGTTTGTGAAAGATTTAAATTTAGAGAAAAAAGGTGATGCAAATGGAAGTAACAAATAGAGGTTATATCAATTTTAATAATGAGTACAATAAGCATACGCAAGACTATACAACAGCAAGCATGAGCTTTGCAAACGGTAAGAATGAAGATGGAAGCTATAAACATGGCTATATCAGAGTGATTGCTTACGGAGAATTAGGAAATGTCTTATATGACAATGTCGGAAATATGGTGACTATCAAAGGGCGTTTCCGTCAAAGTGAATACGAAGGGAAGAAATACTCTCAAATTCGTATTGATGCTATCAATGGCTATGCACCAGCTCAAAATCAAAACAACGGTAACAATGGCAATTTTGGAAATAATCAACGTTCACAACAAGGCAATTTCCAAAATCAGGGGAATTTTCAAAATTCACAACCGCAAAATTTCCAGAACCAACCGCAAAATCCAAATAATGGTTATCAAAATCAAAACAATTTTGGGCAAAATCAAGGACAACAAACAAGCTTTTTCCAAGGTCAAACGACACAAGCCAATCCAGACTTTAGCCACAATGGAAATCCAGCAATGATTGATGAAAACGACTTACCGTTTTAGAGGTGTGATATGAGACAAGTCAAAGTAGATTTAATGTGTCCGCTTTTGATTTTTGAGGATATAAAAATGAGCAAAAATATGTTTGAGTTCAAAGGAGTTTTGGAATGAGATTTGTAATTCCTATTGAGCCAAAACCACAAATGAGACCTAAAAAAGGGAAATTCGGGATGTACGAAGACCCAAAAATGAGAACTTGGCGCAAACAATGTTCAGCGTTGATTGAGCAAGTTTACGACGGACCATTTTACGACGGACCTATCAAAGTAGATGTCATCTTTTATATGAAAGCTCCACAAAGCATTGCTAAAGAACCGACACCACGAGCTAAAACCAGCACTTGGAAAAGGTTCAAAAAATACGTTTCAGAAATGATATGGCATTTCAAAAAACCTGACATTGATAATCTTGTCAAAGCTGTTTTTGATAGTATTTCAAACGCGGGCTATAACAAGATTGATAAGAAAGGCATTGTCTGGTCTGATGACAACATTGTGTGTGATTTAAGAGCTAGAAAGCTGTATAGTCCAAATCCAAGAATTGAAATTGAAATCGAGGAAATTGAATGAGCAGAGCAGGAAATCGCAATAGAGCTAAATTTACAGTCATGTTTACTGAACACGATTCAGAGAACAAGCTAGACGTTCTAGACGAGTTTATCAACTGGACGAAAGCTAAGCATTTGAAAAGTTATATTGAAATCGCAGAACTGTTAAACGTACTGCCAAACGACGCAAACAAGCTTTTGAATAGAGCTGTCTTGCCAGATAACAGAGTAGAAAAACGAATGAAAGAGGTAATGAAATGACAAATATTGCTAAGGGTATTTATAGATTTACCGATTTAAAAACAGGTGGAGTATTCGAGGGTACACGAGATGAATACGCTAAACACTTGAAAATCAAAGAAAGAACGCTAAACTCTCGTATTCAGCGAGGTTGTGTCACCAGAGAAAAAATCGGTGAAATTAAAATCAAACAGAAGAAAAGAATTCAACGTTACACCAATTTTGAAACTAAGCAAGTATTCGAGGGGTCACGTAAAGAAGCGTGTGAATTCTTTGGGATTAAGGATTGGAAGCTAGCGAGAATGTTAAAAGACGGTTCAATCGTTAGTAGCTTCGTAGTTGATAATGAAATTTGCGAAGACATATTCAAAATGCCAGCGCCAAAATCTAAAGAAGAAAAAATTAGACGTGAGTTATATCGCAGAGAATGTTATTTAAAAAGTCTATGCGTGTAATCGATTTTAAGGTCTGTAACGTGCTATTTTATTGAGAAAATGAAACATGAAATATTTTCTTGATAAATTATAAGGCTAAGAATTTGAAGTTGCAGAAACTAACAAGATATTAACGAGGAGAGGCAAAAAATGTATTTACCAGAAGAACGTGAAACGGTTATCCGTTTTGATGAATTAGATAACGCTTGGTATTTTGAAACAAGCGTCAGAAAGCATATCACTAAAATTGAAAAGCGTATTGAGTTTTACGAGATTTTAGATGAGGAATTTGATAAACGTGGCAATCGAATTTATATTCGTGCAAAAATGCTCGATGCAGGTATTAGTCCATTCGCTAAACCGAAACGCAAAATAACAGACGAGCAAAGACAAGCAATGTCTGAACGTGCTAAAACACGTTTTAAAGTCACAGAGTAAAAGAAGATGTTACTTAGAGCAAACTCAAAACTGTTTTAGGTATAATTCTATACTCAGACATAGAAAGGTATGAAAATGATTAGTATTTATTTAGTGATTTTAGCTTGGCTGACATTTCCAATGTTTGTGATTTACGATGAGAATAAACGAGTAAGATTTGTGACGTGTGGTCTGCTTTACTATCTTATTGATACAATTAAAGCTTATTTTAATCAGAAAGGAATGACAGACGATGAATAAACAAGAAGCGATTGAGAAGATTGAGAATGCAATCCCAGATTTTCTTTTAAACGATTTTCAAAGAGGAAAAGAGACAGGTTTAACTTATGCGTTGGAATTAGTCGAAGAACTTGACGAGCCAGAAAAACCAGTTTTAAGCAAAGAAGAAGCAGAGTGGTTGGAACACTTGAAGTTGATAGCAAATTTTACTCATTGTTTGTATGTCATTACACGTCAGGGTTGGGGTCATGATTTTGAATTTTACGTTCATGAAGAAAAATACAAACTTTCATATAGAGATGATAATGATGAAGATAGTGAACAGACTAAAAACAGACTTGTAAATGCTTTAATTTACGGCTACGAAGTCGAAAAAGAAAAGCTGTATACAGTTGAGATTCCGAATCCTCATGGATTGGGTCATACTGTACTTGTTAAAGATATGTACGGAAATATTTTTATCACTTATGTCATGAATTCCGATTGGCGAAAAAGTAAAGTTAATCAGCTGACTGAAGCAGAAATCAAGAAAGATTTTGAATGGGCGTGGCAGTTTGCGAAAGAGGTGAAAGAATGATTAAAAAGTATATTAAAGTTACGCCCGTTGAAGCAATTCAAGTTACCAAAGATAATCGTGAGGAAGTTAAGAAATTTGCAACGTGGCAAAGTATTGGTTTTGGGGTATTTCATGAAATTGAAACGTTAGAAGGTACTATGTATTTTAATGATGGTGACTACCTAATCAAGAACACAACAGGTGAGTGCTATGTTTGTCAAAAAGAAATCTTTGAAAAGACGTATAGAGAGGTGGTAGAAAATGACTAATTTATGGGAAGAAACATTAAGAGAATTAGCAACTTACGGAAAAACATTTAAAGATGTCAAATATATTCAAGGTTCAGATTTTGCAATTACAAAAGAAAATTTTGAGCAAGTCGCAAAGAAGTCTGAATATTATTCAGGTTTTGGCACTGCTAAAGTAGCTGAAGATTTAGTTATCGTTGGTGATGATTGGTGGCTTGAACGTCACGAATATGACGGTAGTGAATGGTGGGAATATAAAGAAACACCAAAGCAAATCAATGAGGTTAAAGAAGTTAGTTGTCTTGCAGATGGCGTGTGGAATACACTAGCTGAACTAAACGAAGAGTGATGAGGTGTAATAATGTTCGATACTCTTAAAATGATTGTTTATAAGTTCAACGAACAAAAGAAACAGCTTAGGCAGAATTTGAAACAATTCTTTTGCAGACACGATTATGTAAAGAAAGAGGAGAATTCGATATTTAGTTTTAGTATTAAATATCACCTTGAATGCTCAAAATGCGGGAAGCGCAGTCTTATTGAGCCGTGGTTAGATTATAGAGAGGGAGAGGAATGAAAAAATACAAAGTTTCCCTTATTTTTGAAGAAGACTACTGGCCTTGGACTTATATAGTTGAAGCTAACAACTTTCAAGAAGCCTTAAAAAGAGCTAGCAGAAGTGGCTTAACTAGCGACGAGGATATAATAAGAGTTGAAATCGTAGAGGTGAAAAGATGAAAATTAAAAGAGCGTTCTGTACAGATTGTTATGAGTGGAGAAATGTGGCGGATTTAGAGCTGTGGGAAGAAAAGCCTGGTGTTATGGTTTGTGACACTTGTGGCAATGCGTTAGTTGAGTTGGTAGATGAGGAAAGAGAAAACAGAATGAATGAAGTTGTTGAATATCCCAAAAGAAAAATATTTCAAGTAAAAACAGCTAGTAAGCATTCTATTAAAAGTTTTAATTTTATGGCAACTGACTTAAAGCAACTATTGGAGAATTTGGCTATTTTTGTAAATCAAGAAGATAACGCTGATTATTTTAAAGGTGTAACTCAAGTCAAAATTGATGTTATCGGTGAGATAAACGAGGTGTAATATGGAATTTGAGTTCATGTTGCCTAGAAACACCAAATTTAAAAAGCAAAACATGGTTATCAACAGCAATGATAGGTGGCACCCGCAAGAAAAAGCGAAGATGACTAAACGAATTAGAGGGCTAGCAAATTATTGCGTGTCAGCTGAAAAAAATAAGCAAGCGAAGCAGTTTAGTTCAAAAAATCCGTGTAGAGTAAGCATCACGGTGTACAGTCCGACAAGGTCAAGATTAGACCCGCCAAACCTTTATCCAACAATAAAAGCTATTATTGATGGCATGACGGATGCTGGCATTTGGGTAGATGATAATTATAAAGTTATTCGTTCAATGTCTTTTAGGTATGGCGGGTTAAGTGGCAAGAAAGGCTTTTGTTGACAATCGAGGAGGTAAACAATGTGGAAAATAACAATACATTTAACTAATGACATTACTATTACAACGCACTCGAATAGTGAAGAAAAAGAAATCTTGATAAATGATATTGCACAAGGTATATTTACAGGAAAAGCTTTTTTATCAAGCAACGATGTTTTGATTAATCCGCGACATATTTTGTTTGTCGAGTCGGTAGAAAAAGAGGAGGTTTGAAGATGAGTGATGTTAAATGGATAAGTCAAATAACAGGGTATGATGTAGATAAACTTGAGGAATTCAAACTGATATTAAACGCAAATGAAATTATATCAATAGCAGAAGATACATTTGAAATCTTTGACGAAGAAACATGTAATTGGGTGGAACATAAGGGCTGTGAAGTTTACGTGCGTGATTGTTGCTATAAAGTTTTGAATAGCTATGAAGAGTTTCTGGAACTTTTTGAGAGGTAAGCGAAAGGATAAAATTCAATTTTTTAATAAAAAAAGAGCCTGCTCACGCAAGCTTGATATGATTTAAAATGCTATAACTATTATATCACATCGGAGGATTGAAAGTGAGCAGAGCTAAAGAGTTGTTAGATGAATTACAAAATCTTGATATGGACATTCAAAGTCGAATAGATGAAATCAATGAGCTTGAAGCAGGCTTGCTTTCAAGTCCAAAGTGGAAAACAGAGAAAACAAAAGGCGGTCAAGCTAAAAGAGTTGACGACGTGTACACTCAGCTTGTCATCATGAAAGAAGCGATTGAACAAGATACTAATGAAGTTATCAATAGAAAACTTGAACTTGGCAGACTTATCAATAAGCTCAAAAATCCAAAACATAGAGCAGTGTTGAGAATGACGTATATTAATAAAGGCACAGCTGATAGCGTTTGTTACGACTTGAAAATGAGTCGCACAACGTATTACAGACTCAAAAATGATGCTGTATCAGCTTTAGAAGAAGTTATTTGATTTCATAAGTATTTTGTGGGACTTTTTGGGACTGCACGGTCCTAAAAATCTGTTAGAATGGTAGTATCAAGAATTAAGGGTAAGGCGCATGGTCGTCTTGCTCTTTTATTTTAGACTGGAGGTGATGGAAAATCACAAAACTAAATGAAAGACAGAGACGATTTGCAGATGAGTACATCATCTCTGGGAATGCTATGGAATCAGCAACAAAAGCTGGTTACAGCGAGAATTACGCCAGAGCACAATCTCATAAATTGTTGGAAAATGTTGGAATAAAAACTTATATAAGCGAGCGGCTAGCTGAATTACAATCCCAAAAGGTCGCTGACCAACAAGAAGTTCTAGAATATTTGACATCAGTCATGCGTGGCGAAGAAACAGAGCAGACTATCATTGGTGTTGGTGAGTTAGGTCAAGAATTGACCGATATTGAGGTCAGCGCCAAAGACCGAATCAAAGCCGCTGAGCTTCTCGGTAAACGCTATAGATTATGGACTGATAAACAGGAAGTCGAAGTACAGGGAACGGTGGTGTTCGCTAATGAAGACGACATCGCAGACTAACGTAATGGTTGACCTTCCCAAAATGGTTGGTGGCGGATATGGCGCTTTTTGGCGGTCTAAGAACTTCTACAGAGTAGTCAAAGGTTCTCGTGGTTCGAAGAAATCTAAGACTACAGCGCTGAATTTCATCACAAGGCTTTTGAAATACCCGTGGGCTAACTTGTTGGTAGTCCGCAGGTACTCAAATACTAACAAGCAGTCAACTTATACAGATTTTAAATGGGCGTGTAATCAATTAAAGGTTACACACCTTTTTAAATTCAACGAAAGCTTGCCTGAAATCACTTTAAAGAAGACAGGTCAAAAGATTCTGTTTCGAGGTCTTGACGATGAGTTGAAAATCACGTCTATTACTGTTGACGTCGGGATTCTATGCTGGGCTTGGTTCGAGGAAGCTTATCAAATTGAAACAGAAGACAAATTTAGTACAGTTGTCGAATCTATTCGTGGTAGCTTGAATGTTCCTGACTTTTTTAAGCAGATAACAGTGACATTTAACCCGTGGAACGAAAGGCACTGGTTAAAACGAGTCTTTTTTGATAAGGATACACAGCGGGCTGACACGTTAGCTTTGACCACTACTTATAAGTGTAATGAGTGGTTAGACGAGGTCGATAGACAGCGCTATGAAGACCTGTACATCACTAACCCAAGGCGTGCTCGTATCGTTTGTGATGGTGAGTGGGGCGTAGCTGAAGGACTTGTATTCGAGAATGTCAGAGTTGAAGATTTTGACAAAGACGAGTTGCTTAAGGACAAAAATAATAAACTGGCGCTTGGCCTTGACTTTGGTTTTACTCACGACCCTACAGCGCTTGTGGCTTGCTTGATTAATGATGAGACGAAGGAAATACACATCTTTGACGAAGCTTATCAAGTCGGTCTATTCACTCGTGAAGTGGCTGATTTGATTGTATCAAAAGGTTATCAGAAAGCGACTATCATTGCAGATTGTGCAGAATCACGTTTGATTGAAGAGCTTAAACAAGAACATGGTTTGAGACGTGTTAAAGCTAGTCGCAAAGGTAAAGATTCAATCATGGCAGGTATTTCGAAGTTACAAGGCTATCAAATTATTGTACATTCGTCTTGTACTCACATCATGGACGAATTTTACAGCTATTGTTACCAACAAGATAAGGAAGGTAATTGGTTGAATAAACCAGAAGATAAAAATAATCACTTGATGGACGCCTTGCGCTATGCTTTGCAATGTGTCGAATCAAAAGGTTGGCTATATTAAGGAGCATATAATGTTACAAACTAACGACATTTCAATGCTTGCTACTGAAATCAAAAGCTTGATTAATAGCGACAGAGCAAGTGCTTTAAAGCGGAAAATGAGGGACGGCGTTCGGTATTATGATTCACGTCATGACATCTTAGACACACGCTTGTTTTTCTTTGACAGCAACGGTCAATTAAAAGAGGAAGAATACCGAGCTAACACCAAAATCTCACATGGATTCTTTACTGAACTCGTTGACCAGAAAGTCCAATACTTGCTTTCTAATCCTGTTGAATTCGCAACAGACCAGCTAGAGTTGCAAAGCTATCTTGAACAATACATCGATGATGACTTTCAACTTATGCTACAAGAGCTTGTTGAGGGTGCAAGTCAGAAATCTTATGAGTACGTATTTTGGAGTGTTGATGAAAAAGGTAAAATCAGATTCAAAACAGCTGACGCACTCAAAACCATTCCAATTTACGACGAGAACTTGGCTATTGACCAAATGATTTACTACTATGATGACCAAATCACAGTTAAGAGTGAGGTCAAGAATGTCATTCGTGCTCAGTTTTGGACGAAAGAACAGGTATTTTACTTTGTTTGTGTCAACGAGGGTGAAATGAAGCTAGATGAATCCGTTGAGGTGAACCCAGCCTTTCATCAGCTCGCTAAAGACGAAAACGGCGCCTACTACGGCAAAGGCTATGGCCAAGTGCCATTTATCAAGCTGGCCAATAACAAGCGTGAGAAGACTGATTTAGAGCCTATTAAAGACTTGATTGATGACTATGATTTGATGGCTTGTTCGTTGTCTAACAATTTAATTGACTTTGACCACCCGATTTACATTGTTCGAGGATTTGAAGGCGACAATCTAGACACATTGGTTACTAACCTGAAATCTAAAAAGACTGTTAGTGTTGATGAAGATGGCGGTGTTGATGTTCAAACGGTTGATATTCCGGTAGAAGCTCGTAAAACTAAGTTGTCAATCGATAAAGAGGGGATTTATAAGTTTGGTATGGGCTTTGATAGCTCGCAAATTGGCGACGGCAATATCACGAACATTGTGATTAAATCTCGTTACAGCTTGCTAGACCTAAAATGTAACAAGACTGAAGTTCGATTGAGAGCGGTTATCAAGCAAATGCTTGACTTGATTGTTCAAAATATCAATGAATTAAATGTCAAAGCATTCGATTCGTCAGATATTGAGGTGACTATAACACGCTCAGTCATGGCAAACGAGACCGATAATGCCACAGTAGCCAAATCAGAGGCTGACACTAAGCAAGTATTGATTAATAACGTCATGACTGCCGCTCCTCGCTTAGATGACCGTACAGTTTTAGAGTTGTTAGCCGAAATCCTAGAAGTTGACCCGGACGAAGTCGAGAAAGCGCTTGGTGAGCAAGCTTACAAGTCTGATTTTAACCAAATAACAGAGGTGGACGATGACGGAATTGAACCAATTCCAACAGGAAATCGAGAACCTGTTGACAAAGGCGGACAAGAAGACTGACCAACAGCTGTATGGTTTGTATGTCGATACGATTAAAGACCTAAAAAAAGCTTTGCTTGTTGATTATCAACGATATGAAGAATTATCGTCCACAGAACAGCTAAAATTAAGTCGTATGACGAGCCTTTTAGAACAACTTGATAAATCAACCAAGGAATTAAAGCAAGGGCTTAAAACGGAAATAAGTAGCTATTTAGAGAGTACGGGGAAGATTGCTTATAACGAGCTCTTTTATGAGTATGAATCTAAGAATACAGCTATCAACTTTACAATGTTGAAAAGCGAAGAGTTAAAGACAATCATAGAAACACCCGTAGCTAACTACAAGCTTTCTGAACGCTTGAATGACGGTGTGGCTGAACGCTTGAAGTCAAATATCAAATCAGAGCTTACACGAGTATTCTTGCAGGGTTGCAGCTACAAAGAGACTGCTGCTAGGCTAGCAGAACTCGGTTATAGTTCTTACCGTCGAGCTTTGAACATTACACGTACCGAAGCTGGTCGAGTTCAAGCAATAGCAAGGCAAAAATCACAGCTTGAAGCGATGAAATTAGGGGTCGAGTTCGAGAAAGAATGGATTTCAACACTTGATAATCGCACTCGTAGCGACCACGCAAAATTGGACGGTCAGCGTGTCAAACCTGATGAAGATTTTGAAGTCGGTGGGTTAAAAGCTAAGCAACCACACATGTTTGGGGTGGCTAGCGAGGATTGTAATTGCCGTTGTCGTACTGTTTCACGTTTAAAAAACGATAAAAACACGCGTTTAAGACGTGATAATGAGACAAGAGAGATTGTTCAAGTCAAGAATTATCACGAATGGGCGAAAGCTATTGATAGGCGTCAGTTCTCTGTTTCGAATAATACAGATTATTTAAAAGCTGACAAGCTAACCACACCTCAAAGAAGAATATCAACAAAATGATAAAACATTTGATTATTAAGCACTATCTAAACGATGGTGCTTTTTTATACTCAAAAAGTCGTAGAAATACGGCTTTTTTGTTTGTGTCCTAGCAGCCAAGAGGAAAGGCAGAGCTCTGCAAAAGCTCAATCGTTGGTTCGAATCCAACTTGGGACTTTCGCCGAGACAAGGCGTTAAATTGTCAACATTATTCAAATTCTCGTGGTCGTCTCACGTTAAACAGACGTAGAAGGAGAAGAAATGAAACGTGAATTCTTACAGTCTCTGGAATTGTCCGAAGACGTTATCAATCAAATTATGGCAGAGCATGGCAAGGCCGTGCAAGCTACGCAAGAGAAACTGTCCGCGGCAGAAGCACAGCTAAACGAAGCCAATGCAACACTTGCCACTTTGAAGAAAAACAACAAGGACAATGAGGGGCTACAAAGCGAATTGAAGTCATACAAAGAGAAAGTTGCAACGCTAGAACAGGAAGCGAAAGACAACGCTCGTAAACAGACAATCAAAGACGCTTTGACTGCTGCTAAAGGGACTGATGTTGATTATCTCATGTTCAAACTTGGTGAGCTTGAAGTAGATGAGGAAGGCAATGTCAAAGACCTTGACAATAAAATCAAGGACTTACAAGCAAACCTACCTTCATTCTTTGAGCAAGTACCAGACCCAACTAAAGAGCCTGAAGGCTTCACTAAATTAGGTGGTGCTGGATTAGGTAACGGACAACCGCCACAACCACAAAGTCTTGAGTCAGTTCTTGCAAATCCTGAAATGAACTTGACTCAGTTCTTGCAACAGCAAAACAAATAAAGGAGAATTTAAATGTCAAACGAAATTACTAAAATTCTGGATACTATTACTCCAGAAATCTACAACGCCTACATTCAACAATACACAGCTCAAAAATCACTAATTGTTAACTCCGGTATTGCAGTAGCGGACGAACGTGTTTCTAAAATGATTACAGCCGGAAACGTCCTTGTCAATATGCCATTCTGGAATGATTTGTCTGGTGATGATGAAGTTCTTGGAGAAGATAAAGAGCTTTCGACTGGTAAAATTACAGCAGGAAAAGACATGGCAGCTGTTATGTATCGTGGTCGTGGTTGGGCTGTTAACGAGTTAGCAGCAGTTGTTTCTGGTGACGACCCAATGCGTGCTATTCTTGACCGAATTGGTGACTATTGGTTGCGTCAAGAGCAGAAAGTCTTGCTTTCAGTTCTCAAAGGTTTATTTATTGAAAATGGAGCACTTGCATCTACTCACTTGCTAGACATTGCAACAAAACCAATCACAGCTAAAGAGGTCTTGAACGCTAAACAATTACTTGGTGATTCTGCCGATAAGCTTAAAGTTATGGTTATGCACTCAGCTGTATATACTAAATTGCAACAAGATAACTTGATTGTTTATATCCAACCAACGGACGCAACAATCAACATTCCAACCTATCTTGATTACCGTGTCATTGTTGATGATAGCAACGCACCGGCTGATGATGTTTACACAACTTACTTGCTAGCTGAGGGCGCTTTTGGTCGTAACAACGGAACACCAGCGAAACTAACTACTTTTGAAACAAATCGTAAAGCTGCCGCTGGTGTTGATGAAGTATTCACACGTCGCGCTTTCGTATTTCACCCTTACGGCGTAAAATTCACTGACACTACAGTAGCTGGTGAAACACCTTCAAACGCCGAGCTTGCAACAGCTAATAACTGGTCTAAAGTTTACGAAGATAAAAATATCGGTATCGTGGCAATTCGTCACAAACTCGCTACTGAAACAGTCTAAGAAGGTGATTAAATGAAAAAGCTTTATCTTGTCGTTGATTCGTTTATCGATTCACAAGACGAAGGTGTTCTTTACCCAATCGGGGCTATCTATCCCCGTGAGGGATATGAACCTGATGAAAAACGTGTACAATCTTTCTTGAAAGGCGAAAACGCCAAAGGCTCAGTTCTTATTAAGGAACTTATTCAGCTTCCAGCTAAAGAAGCAGGCAAAACACCGCAAGACGTAGCTGAAAAAACTGAAAAAGAGCTTAACCGTGATGAAATCAAGTCAAAACTTGATGAATTAGGTGTAGACTACAAGAAGAATGCACGTACAGAAGTGCTAGCTGAATTGTTAGCAGAACAAGAAGGGGAGTAGTCAGCTACTCTCTTTTATTTTTGGGGGTATGTATGATTATTTCGCTTGAAGACGCTCAAAAAATTGATAAAAGCGCCACACAAGAGTATTGTGACGGTCTTGAAACGATGGTCCGAGTGTCAACCAATAACAATTTCCAAAATATTCGCTTTAGGTGCTCTGGTTTAGTGCTTTCTGATGATGAAATCCGTGTTTCTAAAGGTCGTCTAGACATTTTCAAAGTCGGAGATACCATTGAAATAAATGACAGTCATTTTAACGATGGCTTATATACAGTCTTAGAAGTCGCTGACGACGTGTTGAAGATTGACGGAGAATTTATCGCGGAAGTATCGACAAAGGCTATTCTGACTAAAATAAGCTACCCAGCGGACGTCTTAGCAGGAATTAAGAAATTAATTCAATACGATTCTAAAATGACTGGAAAAATTGGGGTTAAATCGGAATCGATAAGTCGTCACTCGGTCACTTACTACGATGTCACAGCGTCAGAAAGTCAAGAAGGTTATCCAGCAACGCTTTTAGGCTTCTTGAAGAAGTATAAGAAATTGAGGTGGTCTTGATGTCTGTTTTTACAATTTTAAAATACGATAAGACAAGTAAAAGAAACAGTCTAGGTCAAACCATTCACGACTTTCAGGAATCTGGCATCTTTGATGGCTGGATTGACTTTTTAAGCGGCGAAGAAAGCAATGGTCAGAATGCAATCACAGCGGAAAGCACTCATGTTATTATCACATTTGATACAAGTCTAGAAATTAGCATTTCAGACCGTATTCGTTTCAAAGACAGAGATTACGAAGTGACTTACGTTGATAATCCGATGGAATTAGACGACCACTTAGAAATCTTTTTGAAGGCGGTGGGTTGATGTCTAGTGAATTTAAAGATAATTCAGCAGCAGTTAAGCATGAAATTGAATTACAGGCTATTCGTGGCCTAATTCAAGCTTGTATGCTTGTTGAGGGTGTAGCTGTTGGTTTGGCGCCGGTAGATACTGGAGCCTTGCGTGATAGTATTGACTATCGCGTTGACCGTGACGAATTGGTCGGGTACGTCGGAACCAATTGCGAGTATGCAGTCTGGATTGAATTCGGTACTGGTGAATTTGCCGAGAAAGGGAACGGTCGTAAAGGTGGCTGGGTGTATACAGCCGCAGACGGTAAGACATATTTCACTTACGGACAAAGACCCACTAAGTTCTTGCGTAAGGCTTTTCGTCAGAATAAGTCACAAATCCAAGAAATTTTGGAAGATTGTCTTAGAAATTTAACTTAAAGAGGTCACAATGAACGAAGTTATTGCCGCTGTGTTGGCACAATGTCAAAACGTCATCGCTGAAAGTTACTTTAGAAAGAACACAAGTCAACAAATCACTTATCCTTATCTGGTTTTTAGCTACGATAGCGATAATCGTGACAAATACGCCGACGGCGCTTATCTGGACGTAACTATCTTTGATAATCAAGGCAGCAATGACGAACGAATCGAGACCAAAACAGCTGAATTAAAACAAGTATTACGGAACTATTCTGAAATGCTTGATAGTTGTTACATTAGAGCACGTTTTGAGGGTGGCAACATGACTGACACAGGGTCAGACATGCTACAACGTCGAGACGTGCGTTTTTATTTGATTATAGATTGGAGAAATTAATGGCAAAACAAGCTGTACGTAAAACTGGGTACACAAAGAACACACCAAAGTCTTATATTGTTGACGCTGGCGCTGTTTTTAAAAACCTTGAATGGAATAAAGAAACGAGTAAATGGGAAGGTGAACTTCTCGGTGCTACATCAGACGGTAACAAAGTTACTATCGAGAAAAGCTATCGTGAAGTTGAAGTTGACGGTGTTAAAACTAAAGCTGTTGGTTTGAAATTGCTTGAATCTCAAAACGCAACACTTGAAACTAACGTCAAAGAGTTAACTGCTGAAAATATCGCTTTGGCTCTCGGTGCCGAAGTTAAATCTGGCGATGGGGAAACAGCACCAACGAACTACAAGATTATCACGAGCAAAGGTACAGTTGATAATTCTGATTACCTCAAAAATATCGCTCTTGTTGGTACTATTTCAGGGACTAAAGACCCAATTATCGTTGTTTTAGATAACGCTCTTTGCACATCAGGTCTTGAAATGGAGCTTAAAGACAATGACGAAGCTGTAGTAGCGATGACTTTCGAAGCACACGCTGACGAAGACCAAGTGGAAGACCTAACACTTCCAGCGCGTATTTACTATCCTGAAATTAGTCTTGAAGTTTAATAAAATATCGGAGGATTTTGATTGATGACTGAAAAAGTAACTGAACTACCAAAAGAAACAACAAAAATGCGTGAGCTTAAAGGTGATGACATCTTTACAATGCTTGGAATCCTTGGCAAACTTGACTGTCAAGAAGAAATCATGGCTTTGGTCGATGGCGCCTTTAACAGCGCTGAAAAAGACCTTGAAAAACGAGGAACAAAAGTCGTTGCCGGCCTTGTCTTTGCTGTTATGAAAAATATCAACAAAGCAAAAGATGACATCAACAGTTTTCTTGCTGATTTAACTGGTAAAGAAGTTTCTGAAATCAATTCGCTTAGCATGATTGACTACACAAAACTATTGACTGCTTTCTTCAAGAAAGAGGAACTTAAAGATTTTTTCAAATCTATTGCGTCAGTGTTAAGCTAACAGAATTTAGATTAAAAGATTTATTATTTAAACGATATGCCAATCCAATGCTTGTCTTAGGAACTATGACCTTAGGGCAAACGTTGGATTTTTTAGTGTATTTAGTTAATGAAGCTCAAAAAGAAGAGTTGCGAGATATTTGGTTGGCTAAAGATACCGAATTAAGTTTAGGCGAGTTCATCAACAATAATCTTCATTCTGAAGGACGTCAAGACAAGAAGCAGTCAGTCGAGAAAGATAAGAAAGCTATCGAAATGGCTGAGTTTATTTTGAACAATGACAAGAAAGGAGATGTAGATGGAACTATTTAGCTTATTTGGAAAAATCGGTATCAAAAACCAAGAAGCTAATAAGGCTATCGACGAGACAACCGGTAAAGCCGAAGGAGCTCACGGAAAAATCGGAAAGGCTTTTAGTGGTGTTGGTAACTTAGCCGTTAAAGCTGGGAAAGCTATCGGCGTCGGTCTTGCTGCAGGAGCAGCAGCGTTTGGCGCTGTATCGGTGGCAGCAGTTAAAAATTATGCTGAATACGAACAGTTGGTTGGTGGTGTTGAAACGCTTTTTGGTACTGGTGGAAAAAGTCTTGAAGAATACGCTCAAAGCGTTGGAAAAAGTGTCGAGGACGCTTCGGAAGAATTCAATAAGTTACAATCAGCGCAAGACGCTGTAATGGAACATTCTAGAAACTCTTTCAAAGAAACAGGTTTGTCAGCCAACGCTTACATGGAAACCATTACCAGCTTTAGTGCGTCTTTGGTTCAATCTTTGGGCGGCGACACTCAAAAAGCCGCAGAAGTCGGACATAAAGCAGTAGTTGACATGTCAGACAACGCCAACAAGATGGGTACTTCGATAGACCTTATCCAAAACGCATATCAAGGTTTCGCCAAACAGAACTATACCATGTTGGATAACTTGAAGCTAGGTTTTGGTGGTACTAAAGAAGAAATGCAGCGTTTGCTGAAAGAAGCTGAGAAAATCAGCGGTATCCACTATAATATCGATTCGTTTGCTGATGTCGTTGAAGCTATTCACGTTATGCAAGAATCAATGGGTATTGCTGGAACAACAGCAAAAGAAGCTGAGAAGACTATTTCTGGGTCTATTGGGATGTTGAAAGCTTCGTGGACTGATTTGCTTACTGGTATGGCTGATTCTGACCAAAATATAGCAAAATTAGTCAATAATGTTACTTATTCGTTTGGACGAGTGTTAGACAACATTATTCCAAGAATTCAAGAAGCGTTACCACGAGTAATCGAGGGGCTTACACAAGTTCTTCTTCAACTTTCAGCATATCTACCAAGTTTACTTCAAACAATACTTCCAGCTTTGATTGATGGTGCTACACAGTTGTTAGGGGCGCTTTTTAGCATCCTTCCAATGATTTTTAATATTCTGTTTAATACGATTTTGCCGGAAGTGTCGGATAATTTTATCGCTTTCTTAGACAAAATCTTCTCGCAAGTTCCGCCTGAATTTTCAGGTCTTCAAACAGCCTACGAGAATATCAAGCAGATTATTTTGGAAGTCGCAAGCATGGTTGGCGAGTTCTTCAGTAGCTTTTCTGGCGCTGACGACAGCAAAGGAAAGGTTGACGGCTTAAAAGACGCTATCAAAGGTGTCTCTGATTTCTTAGCAGACGCAACGGGCGGTGTTAAGGATTTCGTCACTTGGTTCAAGCAGGGCGGTACGTCTGTAGATGTGTTTAAATCTGCTATTGTCGGCGCTACAGGCGCTTGGACGGCTTACAAGGTTGTTACTGGTGTAATCAAAGGAATTGAAACAGCTAGAAACGTTGTTTTAGGTGTTTCAAATGGTTTGATGTTAGCTCACATGGTAAGAACTAAAGCGTTGACAGCGGCTGAGGGAGCACACGCAGCTGCTACCGTGGCAGGAACAGGAGCAGTTAAAGCATTCAATGCAGCTATGGCTATTAATCCTTGGGGAATCTTAATTGCAGCAATTGCCGCAGCAGTAGCAGGACTTGTTTGGTTCTTTAGCCAAACGGAAACCGGCAAAAAAATGTGGTCTGACTTTACGAAGTGGCTCGGCGAGACATGGCAGTCACTCGTATCGAGCGCAAGTCAAATCTGGCAAGGTCTAGTGGACTTCTTCAGTAATCTTTGGACGTCTATTAAAGATTCTGTATCTAGCGCTTGGGAAGGTGTTAAAAACGATTTAACAAGTGCTTGGGATTCAATTGTTAGCGCGGCCCAAGCGGTTTGGAATGGATTAGTAACCTTCTTCAACGTTCTTTGGGTGAGTATTGCAATCATTTTCCAAGTAGCTTGGTTAGCAATCTACACGCCTTTACGAACCGCTTGGGAAGTGTTCTGGGCGTTTACACAAGGATTCTGGCAAAACATAGCTGATTTCTTTTCTAGTCTTTGGGAAGGAATTAAATCAGTTGCGACAAGCGTTTGGGACGCTATCAGTTCAGCGTTAACAGCGGTATGGAATACTATTGTCGCTTTTGCAATGAGCGTTTGGCAAGGCTTCGTTCTGACTTTAACCACAATTTGGAACGGTATTTTAGCAGTAGCTACGCCAATTTTCAATGCTTTAAGCTCGTTCTTTAGCGCTTTGTGGAGCGGTATTGTAATAGTAGCTCAAACGTACTGGAATATTCTTGTTACGTTCTATTCAACACTTTGGAATGGTATTGTAACACTAGCTACTACGGTCTTTAGCGCTTTAAGTGCATTCTTTAGCACGCTCTGGAATACTATTAGCTCAACAGCTTCAAGCGTTTGGAATAGTATTTCGTCATTCTTATCTGGTTTGTGGAATAGTATTTCGTCAACGGCTTCGAATGTGTTTAATGGAATTAAGGACGCTGTTTCGAATGCGTTCAATACTATCAAAAGCACCGCTTCGAGTATTTGGAACAGCGTTAAAGATACGATTTCCAATGCAATTAACGGAGCTAGAGACGCTGTCAGAAATGCAATTGACGCCATTAAGGGATTCTTTAATTTCAGTATTTCATGGCCACACATTCCAATGCCACACTTTAGCATTTCACCAGCAGGTTGGGGAATTGGAGACCTCTTAAAAGGTAAGATTCCAACGCTTGGTGTGGAATTCTATAAAAAAGGTGGTATCATGACTAGCCCTACGCTATTTGGTATGAACGGCGATAAGGCGATGGTTGGTGGTGAAGCTGGTGATGAAGCTGTCTTGCCACTAAATGATAAAACCTTGGCTGGAATCGGTCGAGGAATTGTTGACGCAACAAGTGGAGAATCTGAAAGCGTCGAAGTGCTTTATCAAATGCTTGGAGTGCTCGAAGAAATCCTGGATAAAGAGCTTGATGTGTACCTTGACAGCGACACACTTGTCGGGAAGACTTATCGCAAGTACCAAGCTAAGATTGCAGCTTCCGAAGCTCGCAACTTACGACTAAGAGGAGGTTCTTAATAATTGGAAAAAGTTTTTAAAACAATGTCCTACAACGGTGTAGACCTAGAGCCTTATCTCACGGTCTTAAAAATACATCGTCCGGGAATCGCTGACATCACAAACGAAACAAGGCAGGTCGCAACTCGTGGCCTGTCTTTTAAGCGTCAGCGACGAGGTGGGAAAACAATCAAAGTCGATATTTTTATCAAAGGCGACGTCTTAGATAAAATCGATATTTTAAACGACATCTTTGCAGATTATCCGGCTAAATTGGTCTTTAGTGACCAACCAGACCGTTATTACTTAGCAAGTATTAGTAAATTTCCTGAGCCGTCAAGTTCGGTCAGAGAAGCAGATTTAACACTAGAGTTTGAGTCGTTCGATGGCGTGGCTCACAGCGTGGCTTACAAGCGTTTTGAGAATCCGACAGTTAAAGACGGGCAAATCATCTTTGACGTGGAAAACAAAGGGAATGAGATTGCTTTGCCTATTATTAAAGTCAAATCCAACAGCGATAACGGTTACCTTGGTATGGTTAACGCAACGGCTGCTATGGCTTTAGGAAGCAAAGAGGAAGTTGACGGGAAAACCGTTGAAAAATCTGTACTGGATTTTGATTATCGAGACAGTAAGATTCTGACAGGCTTCCAAAATGGAGCTAAGAACCAAGCTATTTCAAATGTTGCGGAAAACCTCACTGGAACGCTAGGAACTACTAATTTCAACGGTCGCAATTATGTCTATTTGCAAGCTTTCTCGCAAGAAGGTGTCAACAGTTCGGGAAGTTTGACTTTTCCTGTTACGAACACCACACTGTACGACTACATCTGGTGGCGTCAGTTGTTTTGGAGTGGTCCGGGATTGCTTGATAATCAATATGGCTTTATCAAGATAATCGCTACTGACGCAGAGGGTACTTTCTTATATGGTGTCGAAACCTTTAAACGCGCAAGAGGGTTGAATTGTGAGTATAACCTTCTCGGAGCTGACGGTAAAGGTGGATATAGCATTTTAGAGAACATTAAATTCTTAGATACACAATACGATAAAGATAACCCATTCAACGAACCGCGAGGATTTTCGGATATTTTACGGAAAGATGACGTTGTTGAATTTTATTGGTGGGGAAGTCGTAAACCTAAGACTATTCCAGCAATTAAAGGCAAGAAAACAGCAAATATTCACCTTATTTTAGGTGGCTTCTCTGGTCATGCCTTAGTTACTCGTATGTATGTTAGCGACATTCTCTTTCAAGCTAACAAAGTACCTACGTGGGAAGATATTCCAAATCGCTATACAATGGGCAGCACAGTCGAAGTCAATAGCGAGAATAAAACTATCTCAGTTAACGGAATTCAGAGTGCTAAAGAAATGATAGATGGCTCTGATTTTTTGAAAATCCCAAGAGGTAAAAGTCAAGTCGTGTTAACGACGTCTAGTTGGTGTCAAAAAACACCGACAGCATCAATTGAATTTGAGGAAAGGTGGAGCTAATGCTGTTAAGTATTTTAGACCAGAACCTTGAACGCGTTGGTTTTCTGGATAACGAAGAGAACACGCAAGGTCTAGAGTTTTACGATGATATATGGTCGCGCTACCTTGAAACAGGTTCCGCGACTTTTGATTTTTCTGTCGATAAAAAGAATCTTGATTTAGACACTCACAACAGACGTGTCTATCAAACTTTGAACGAGCGCTCTTTTGTGTCATTTCATGACAACGGACGCGCTTATCTGTTTAACATCATGAAGACAGTTGAAGATGAGAATTCTATCACATGCTCTTGCGAGAACTTGAATCTTGAACTGTTAAACGAGTACGCCAATGCCTACAGAGCTGACAAAGCTTACACTTTTGAAGAATATTGTAAGAAGCTTGACTTGTTAGACTTTGCAGCGTTAAAGCTTGGCATCAATGAAATCTCAGACCAGAAAAGAACTCTTGAATGGACTGGGCAAGATACTAAGCTTAAGCGCTTGATTTCGTTAGCAAATAACTTTGACGCTGAGATTGCTTTTGAAACTTACCTGAATGACGACAGCTCTTTGAAAGTGTTTCGTTTGAATGTCTTTAAGGAGCACGATGACACCCACCAAGGCGTCGGCGCAAGACGTGATGACATCATTTTGGCTTACGACGATAATATCGAAAGTATTACACGTACAATCGATAAAACGACTATTTTCAATATGATTCACCCAACTGGTAGCGACAGAACAGTCACTCATAAAGTCACTAAGACACGTACTGTTAACAAGACTGTTACGGTTTCTAGTGGCGGTGCTACGAATACAGAGAACGCTTTACGAAATATCGAAAGTCGTAAAGGGCAACGAGTAGGGACAGGGCAATGTTATGCTCTGTCTGCTTTATATTCTAGTTTGCTAGGTGGTCCTGGGCTGGGTGGAGGTGTTACTGGTATTAGTGGTCGAATTGGTGCAGGTATCGCCGCTTCTAACATCGGTACAGATTACCGTTGGGGCGCTTTTGGTTGGGGCGTTGAAGCTGGCTCAGTTTCAAAGGCTAAAGCTGGGGCAATCGTAAATATTAAAGCTAATTATGGTTCACCGTTTTGGACTGGAATTTACGGACATACAGCAATTATCAAATCGATTAACGGCTCTAATATCACAGTTTTAGAGCAGAACTATGCAGGTCGTATGTACATCGTTGAGAATACATATAATCTTAATGCTTACATGGCTGGTGTTCAGACTTTGTGTTATCCGCCAGAGTTAGTAGCTGGTAAGACTGTAGGTGGTCAAGCTGTTACTAAAACTGTACCCGTCCAAGAAACATACACGGAAGACGTCCAAGAAACAGTCAAGACTGTCATTGATTCTAGCAAATATAAAGAGTGGAAGAATTCTGACGGTGAAGTTGAGTTCTATGTTAAAAACGGTAATATTTACGCGCCTTTATCGCAAAAGCTTTATCCCGCAGTTCTAAATGGAAAAGTAATCGGTGATAACTGGATTCGTAAGGATATTTCTGTAGAGACAACAGATGAAGCAGTTCTTGAAGCTACCGCTCTTAAAACGTTAAAAGCAGGTTGTTATCCAGCTGTCACTTATGAAGTTAAAGGCGACGCTGATTTAGAGCCGGGTGACACCGTTAAGGTTCGAGATGACCAATTCTTCCCAACATTGCTTTTAGAAATGCGTGCCTCAGAGGTTCACCGAAGTTTTTCAAATCCTGACGAAGATAGAACAGTCTTTACTAATTTTAAAGAGTTAGAAAACAAGGTAGACGCTAACTTGTTAGCTCGAATGGAAGAGATGGCAGAAGCGGCAGTCCCATACACTATCAAGATTTCAAGTGATAACGGGACAACGTTTAAGAATAGCGAGGGAGAATCGCTATTTAAAGCCAATCTTTACAAGGGCGAGAAGTTGCTTGCTTCTGATGTCACTTGGCGCTGGGCTCTTGACGGAAACGTTACTGTTGCCATGCAATACCTTGCTAGAGCCGAAAACATAGACGGTACAGCTGTTTTAACCGTATCCGCTTATGTCGGCAACAATGAAGTAGCAACGACTGAAATCACGCTGACTAATGTCAACGATGGTGCTGACGGTGCTAAAGGTGATAAGGGTGAAAAAGGTGACGATGGAGATACGGGACCACAAGGACCACAAGGTCCTAAAGGCGATAAAGGTAACGATGGTTTGCCGGGTAAGGACGGTGTGGGCTTAAAATCCACAGTCGTCACTTACGGATTAAGCACGTCCGAAACCACACAGCCAACAAGCTGGACAGCCCAAGTGCCAACGTTGACGAAAGGCAAATACTTGTGGACTAAGACGGTTTGGACGTACACCGACAACACATCTGAAACTGGCTATCAGAAGACTTACATCGCAAAAGATGGTAACGATGGAAATGATGGTATCGCTGGTAAGGACGGTGTAGGTATCAAGTCAACCACAATCACTTACGCAAGTTCAACCTCTGGCACAACTAAGCCTACAAGTGGCTGGTCTAGTGCTATTCCGACTGTTTCGGCTGGTAACTTCCTTTGGACTAAGACTGTATGGACGTACACGGATAATACGTCAGAAACTGGCTATTCTGTTGCGAAAATGGGTGAAACTGGCGCTACTGGAAACGGCATTGCTAATACTGTTATCACGTATGGTCTCAGCACGTCCGAAACCACTGAACCAGCTACGTGGGCTAGTAACATGCCTGTTTTGGTAAAAGGTATGTATTTGTGGACACGAACCGTGCAAATATATACCAACGGCAAATCTACTACGAGCTATCAAAAAGGTTATATCGCCAAAGACGGTGCGCAAGGTTTGCCGGGTACGCCGGGGAAAGATGCTCAAACGCAGTACACGCATATTGCTTACGCTGATAATGCAACTGGTGGTGGTTTTAGTCTGACAGATAATACCAAAGCTTATTGGGGTATGTACCAAGATTTTAATGCTGCCAACAGCAATGACCCCACGAAATACAAGTGGAGCAAGTGGAAAGGCGACCAAGGATTGCCCGGAAAACCAGGAAGTGACGGCAAAACACCTTACATTCACTTTGCTTATGCTGATGATAATAAAGGTACTAACCTTAGTTTTACCGACAAAAATCAGCAATATCAAGGCTACTACAGCGACTACACAGAAGCTAATAGTAGCGACTACAAGAAATATACGTGGGTGGATAGGCTGGCGAATGTACAAATCGACCAGTTGAACCTCATTGGTGCCTTTAACCTGACACCTCAAAATGCGACATTTGATAAGACGGATTACACCTTGACATCGACGACAACGACGAATACAAAGGACAATGTCGTGCAGTTGCAGTTTTTTGACGCAAATAATGTTCTTTTCGCGGGGTTTGAACTTTCAGAGAAAGTCGGCAAATTTGCTAAAACTTTTAAGATAACAAAAGCATACGAGCGTTTCCGTATTAAAATCAATGGTAACGCGTCTGACGCTTCCGTTTGGTGCTATGACAAAGACCTAATCAAACTAAACACGGATTACGTTCTGAGTGGTGAAGTTCTATCTTTGTCAGCTGACGGCAGAGGAAACGGCGGACAAATCAAACACCTTAAACTCCAAGAAGGCAAGCTAGCAACTGGTTTTAGTAAAGCACCTCAAGACGTTGATAGCGACATTAATTCCAAAGCAGACCAGACGCTCACGCAAGAGCAACTGAATGCGTTAGAAGCTAAACGATTGCAGATGGAAGCAGAGATGAAAGCACTAGCTACTCTGCAACAAGTATCAGAGCTTGAAACGTTTATCAACAATCTAAAACAAGAAGATTCAGATGGTCGTCAAAAGATTATTGAGATAGCGAAAGCTATTGAAGAACGTGTCAAAGACATTGAGCCGATTATGGAATACTCTCAAAAATTGCAGTTCATAGACACGTACATTACGCAAGGCAATGGCGGGATGGTTATTGGTAAGAACGACAGTACAACTAAAGTCGTTGTCACACCAGACCGCATTTCATTCCAAAGCGGTGGCTCAGAGGTGGCTTACATTAGTCAAAGAATGCTCCACATCGATAATGGTGTATTTACAATGTCTTTGCAGTTGGGACACTACATCACTCGTGCTCATCCAAAAAATGAGTATGTCAATGCGACATACTTTGTTAAATAACGAAAGGAGGATTTATGGCGACAGCTACATTCAGCGGACAATACGGGCATAATATGACACTTGAAGTCTGGTCTGATTGGAACAGACAAGACACAGTTAATAATAGGTCAACAGTCAATCTACAAGCTCGCTTGCGTACCAATGGCTATGCTTCTGTAACTGGTGTCACTGCACCAATGACAATTCATGTCGATGGTGGCGGTGAAATTGTTAATGCTAGCGTTAATATTGGCACTAATTCATCTCTACTCATTTTTGGTAAAGATTACGTCGTTAATCATGACGGAAACGGAAATAAGACAGTTAACATCAGTTTTAAAGTTGATGTTAATACTGGCGGTTATGGTTCAGCTACTGTTAACTTATCTATTCCACTGCCAACTATTGCCCGAGCAAGCACAATCGGTAATGTTACAGGTACGCTTGGAAATGCAATGACACTCAATATCAATCGTAAAAACAGTAGTTTTACTCACAACCTTAAATACGAGTTTGGGTCATTGTCTGGTACAATTGCGACTGGTGTTGGTACGTCGTGCTCATGGACACCTCCTTTAAGTCTTGCGACAGCTATGCCGAATAAGACAAGCGATTGGGGTCAAATTGTTCTGGAGACTTATAGTGGCTCTACTAAAATCGGTCAAACCAATTGTATTTTAACCTTGAATGTCCCAGACAGCGTCAAGCCAACACTTGGTAGTATAACGCTAACAGATAGCAATACAGCTGTTAAAAATCTGCTAAACACAGCTAACACGTTCGCTGAAATCGTGTCAGACATTAAAGTAGCATTTAACAACGCTACTGGTGTGCAAGGTTCTACAATCACAGACTATCACGCTGAAATTGTTAACAAGAACCAATCTACCAGCGACAACAATGGCAATCTAGGATTGATGAAGTGGAATGGTTCGGCGCAGGTTAAGGCTTGGGTGGTTGATAGTCGTGGACGTTCTAGCAACGCTGTTACGACCAATATCACGGTGTTAGAGTATTTCTTACCAACGCTTACCTTTACTGCTGTTCGTGGTGATACTAACCAATCATCAGATAAGATTGTGGTTAGTCGAACTGCTAAGATAGCGCCGCTCAAAATTGGCAACACTCAAAAGAATAGTTTTAAACTTAGCTTTAAGACAGCTCCGTTTGGCACAACTACTTATACGGCTGATACTGGCGCAGGCGTTAATGACAAGGTCACTAACACGCTGACTAACTCAAAAGCAACGCTTAGCGGAACGTTCGACATTGGCAAATCTTATGAAGTCTATGGCGTGCTTGAAGATGCCTTGACAAGTTCAGGTACGGTTAAAGCACCACCCGTTTCACCAGAAAAGATGGTAATGGGAATGGCTGAAACAGCTGTAAGTTTTGGAAAATACCCAGAAAATGCAAATGCTGTTGACAGCGATTGGGTGTTTAAGTATAAGAATAAGGACATTCAACACCACAAGCTTTCTGCCAATGATGGCAGTGCTATTCTGCTATCGAACGGAACAGACTTAAACACAGTCACAGAGACTGGCTTCTATCGTGGATACAATTTAGTACATGCTCCTTTAACAGCCAGCTGGCATTACATTAGAGTGAGTCGACACGAAGGCACAAGCTGGATAGTTCAAGAAGCGATTGAATATGGAGGGAATATTTCAGCTTTTCGTGTTAAGAGAGATAATTCGTGGCAATCGTGGAAACAATATGCAATTCAGAACAGCGTAGCTCAATTTACAGCAGTCAATCAATCTAAGGTGTATACAGCTACTATACCTGGTCCGTACGGTTTTGTTTTAAGCTGTGCTCGCTCTGGGAATATTGTGACTGGCACAATTGATCGTACGTATCCAAGCAATCTTGCGTGGGACGGCACAGCAAGCGAAACTATCCCAAGCGGGTGGAGACCTGTTACACCAATGATTTTAGAAATCACAGCTGAAAGTTCTGGTGTACGTTTTAACGACTCTTACGCACGACTGAAATATAGTCCAAGTGGAGCAATAACGGGACGTATCAAACTAACGGCAAGTCCGTTATGGTTTGGTGGTTCTATTACATGGATAACTACTGACCCATTCCCGGGTTGATGAAAGGAGAAAACATGAAATTAAAATTTGGTTCAAAATCGCAAGAGTTTGAACAAGACGGCACAGTTAAAGGTACGAAAGTAACCTTGACGAATGACGAGGGCGCATACTACCCCGTCATGCTACCAGCTGAAAAAATCAGCTTATCAAACAGCGAGCTAGAAGAGTTAGCTCTTGCAGTAGTGTATCAAGAGAATTTTCGTGATAAGTACGAAAACGAGAAGTTTGCTGAAATCACAGCAGAACTTGCAAAGCACAAGGAGAACTCTGAAATAGCACAAGCTACTTTATTAGACGTTGTCACTCAACTTTACGATAAAGGAGTGCTGACTGATGAAACTACTACACAAAATTAAAGAGGAAATAGAAAGAGGAACAGACATGATGATTAAACTTTACGCAATTAATATTATTTCAGGAAACTATCAATACGCCAAAGTGCCAAAATGCTTAAAACCAAAAGTCAAAGCGCAAATCGCTCTCATGGTCGAAGATGATGAGCTGTTAGAAGAGCTGACGAAAGAAGATGTTGCTGAATAAGCTTAGAAAGCGTGATTTAATATGTGGAAACCAGAAACGATTAGTGTTGTCTTGTCTTGTGTTGTTTCGTTTCTCGGAATCTTTGCTTTTTTTCAAGGTCGTATGACCTCAACAGAAAAACGCTTAACGATTCTTGAAGAGAAAGATAAGCAGCAAGATAAAGAGCTAACAGAAATCAAAGTTAGATTGGATAATCACGACTTGCAAATGCAAGTACTTATCCAAATGACAGAACAAATTAAAAATTTATCAGAAAAAGTAGATAAGATTGATAATAAATTGGAGGAGCTATCATGATTAATTGGAAATTACGATTTAAGAACAAAGCTACATTGTTAGCTATTGCTAGTACGGTGATTTTGTTAGCGCAGCAATTGGGCTTGAAACTGCCAGATAACATTGCAGATGTTGTTAACACGTTCTTGACTCTGCTAGTATTATTAGGGGTCGTCAATGACCCGACAACGGCAGGGGTTAGTGATAGTGGACAAGCAATGGACTATGCCGAACCACGAAAATAACGAGGTATCGCAATGAAGAAGAATGATTATTTTATCGACGTGTCAAGCTATCAATCGGCAGACTTAACAGCTATCTGTCAAGCCGCAGGAACACGTAAAACGATTATCAAGGTTAGCGAGGGAACTGGCTATCTTTCACCTAATCGCTTCACACAGGCACAAACGAGTGAACCAATCGGCTATTATCACTTTGCGCGTTTTGGTGGTAACGTCAGTCAAGCGGTAGCAGAAGCGAACTATTTTTTGGCTAACTTGCCAACTAAAACACCTTACCTTGTCTGCGACTATGAAGATAGCGCTAGCACATCAAAACAAGCTAACACTAATGCGGTACTAGTTTTTATGGATAGATGCGCTAGTGCGGGTTATAAACCTATTTATTATAGTTACAAACCATATACACTTAATAACATTGATTATCATCAGATTTTAGCTAAATATCCAGATTCGCTTTGGATTGCAGCTTACCCTAACTACAATGTGACACCCGACCCTATTTGGTCTATTTTTCCGTCAATGGATGGGATTCGCTGGTGGCAATTCACTTCCACAGGGATTGCTGGTGGGCTTGATAAAAACGTCGTGTTATTAGATGATAACGAAACAACACAAAATACTACAACATTAAAAGGAGAAGAAACTATGGACTTTTTATTCAATATCAAAGATGACCCTGCTTGGAACGAAGGTACACTTTACTTTTACAACGGACACACAAACCAAGTGCGCGCACTAGCGCATGTTGATGAAATGAAAATCATTCAACAAATTTATAAAGACAACAACGGGCATGATATTCCATCTTATACATGGACTAATCAAGCGCCTTGGTATGTACGTTTCTTTAGAGCGCTGAATCCAGATTCAACATCTGCGGAGATTAAAGAAGCTATCAAAACGACTAAAGAGCAATCAAAAGCGACTGTGGATGCCATTACAGCAGAGATTGCTAAATCTAAAGATATTCCGCAAAAAGTAGAAGTTACGATTAAAGATGACAAAAAATAATATAATTAAATAGCAAACACTTTAACACCCCCTAGCCGTTTTGGTTAGGGGATTTTTTAGTTTTGTTGACGTCAACAAAATTGGCAGCCATGCGGGTTTATGGTATAATAGATACATAAGTAGTTGAGAGGTCTTACTTATAATATCTGGCAGAGAGTGGGCTGACGAGCGCACGTTAAAGAGAAGTACGTTTTGGGCTAGCGTGAGCTAGCTTTTTTATTGTTTTGAAAATTAACATATGCTATAATATTGTTATCGCAAGTTTAAAACAATTAACTAAATAATTTAGTGAAGATTGTTTGACAGCATGCTAAAGTTACATGCTTAATAGCTCGTTACGCTAGCGGTGGGATACTGCTGCTAGATAAGTAATCAATCTTTGATTGTTGCGAAGTGAGAGAATAGCAAGAGTGCGTGTGACGTGGAGAATATGTGTAATTAGGTTAAATCTATACGGTGGTGGCGATAATAGACGTCTCTGTGAGAAATAATCCTGCAAGCCCAAGTTTGACCACTTGAAGCAAGCAGGGAGTTGTCAAAATAAGCCATTGTGCGCATTGACGAGTGAAAAGCTCGTTGCTTACACTAAAAGATTGTACAAGTAGCCCAAAAGCGCAGGTGATAAATTGGATATATTGTTACATACTTATGATTCTGAATGTTGGGTGAACGTTGGAGGTAACCATTCCTGCCTAGTCATTGAACCTCTTAGGAAGTTGTGAGGTAGCTCCTCATAGCTCAGACCTAAGACGACTATCAGCTAATAAGTTGCATATATTTGAAGCAGAGCGAAGGCTCATTTAGTTAGTTGTTTTAAATTTGTGATATAATTGTCGTATGAGAGGTTTTGAGCTAGCTTTTGCTAGCTCCTTTTTTGTTGCCGTTAAAACCACAAAATCAAAAAAAGTCCGTTAAAACGGACAAAAAAATTAAAAAAATATCAAAAAAGTTTATAAAAAGGGTTGACTACTGCATTGTAATGTAGTATAATATAATCAAGATAAGGAAAGGGGGTGAAACAAATGAATCACTTAGATGAATGGCTCGCAAGAGCAACGGTTGCAACTGGTATTCTAGTAGCAATATCTAAGGAAGCTCGCTCTTGGCTTTCACTAAAACAAGAGCAAAAGAAAAAAGCGAAAATCGCTCCAAAATACCCAACGCGGAAACGATAATCGCTGAATGGTAACGAGAGCGAAAGCTCTCCTTGCCTTTATTATATGATATGAAAGGGCAAAAATCAAATGAAATTAATTATTATTGCAATGCTAGCTATTTTTATTGCGTTGTACGCAGGAGATAAAAAATGACTATTGCTGATTTAGATAAAATCAAAAAACTATTAGAAACAACTACTGCTTATCGAATTTCAAAAGCGACTGGAATTGGTGAAACCACAATCAGTCGTTGGACAACTGGAAAAACACCACTTGAAAAAATGAGTTTTGAAAATGCTATTAAGCTTACACAATATGCAAATGAACGTGAGGGAAAAATAATGAACGCAACAGAATTACTTGAACAAATCAAAAACAATGAAGTGCAATACGCAATTGTAAATGATAAAGGCGATGTATACTGCAATAGAGACACAAATAATATCATGGATATTTACGGCTTAACAGACGAAGAAAATGGTCATTTCTATGGTGTGTATGGTGATGCTGTAGATGGTCAAATTGATAGTCGAAATGCTTCTGACGAAGTAATTTTACAAGCTATCGAATTCATGCTAACGCTTGGTAAAGCTGTTAGACGTTCTGATTTAAACTTTTCAGATTTCAAACGTACTTATTACCAAGGGAAACTTATTCAAGAAGCTAGAAGGCAAAGACAAGCTAACCAAAAATGTCAAGAATGGCTTAAAAATCACAAAGAGTTAGTTCCTGAAACAATCATTGAACACAAAAATTTTGGAAAGGGAAAGATTATAAAAGTTGAAAATCTTGATAAGATTGAACTTGCCACAATTTACGTCGATTTTGAAAATAAAGGCAACAAGCGATTAGCTTTAGCTGCTCTTATCGAAAACGACTCAATAAAAGTTTTGTAAAAACAAAGGCGGTCTAAACTGACCGTCTTTTGTTACTTTTGTAAACTAAATTTGTTATAATGAT